GTACACTTACAAGCAACTAGCCGAGGCTGTTAATGTTAGTAAGGCAACGATTAAGGGTAGGCTGTATGGTAAGCCGCACTGTACTGATCGTGATCTCTACAGGGTTGGTGATAGGGGCAAGAAACCATCTGATTATATGAAGCGGGCTAGAGGCTCTGACAAGCTAGAAACTCGAAGCCAGCAATTATCAGGTAAATGGTTAAGGGTGAGTCTATGAATCCATATTATATAGATAAATGTGAACATGGGGCTGTTATTAGCTTTAGCGGTGGCAGATCTTCTGCGTATATGCTTTATAAAATACTTAAAGCCCATGATTTTGAATTACCAAACTATATTAAGGTGATTTTTGCTAACACGGGCAAAGAAATGCCTCAAACGTTAGATTTTGTGCGCGATGTTAGTAGAAGCTGGGATGTGGATATAATATGGCTAGAGTATTCAGGCAAAAAGCAATTCAAGCAAGTTTGTTACGACACAGCAAGCAGGAAAGGCGAGCCATTTGCCCAATTGATAGAGGATAAAAATTATTTGCCCAATATGATGGCAAGGTTTTGCACTTCTGAGTTAAAAGTTTTAACTATCGAAAGATTTATGAAAACTGCCGATTATTTACACATTGTCGGAATTAGAGGCGATGAGCCAAGAAGGGCGGTAAAAATAAAAACCCGAGAAAATCATTATGTTCCGTTGTATGAGGCAAAAGTAAGTGAAGATGATGTTTCTAAATTTTGGCAAGCCCAAGAATTTGATTTAGCAATGCCACCAGCAGGAGTAAATACTTTAAGCAACTGCGATTTGTGCTTTTTAAAGGGCTACAGCATTAAGCAATCTATAGTAGAGCATGATCCATCTATAGCAGATTGGTGGGTAGCGCAGGAAGGAAAAATTAACTCAAGATTTAGATTTGACCAACCAAGTTATGAAAAAATGCAGATAATTGCATCAGATCAAGGCCAACTTTTTGAATTTGATGATCAATCAATACCTTGTTTTTGTGGAGATTAATGTATGAGTCAGGGTGACTTTGTGCAAATTAACAGCAGGTCGGAAATAGAAAAGCGACTACCTTTCCTGCTTAAACGGATAGAGGGCTGGGATTATTCTAGCCCTTTAGTTTTAAAGTTAGAGCAATACCAAGACCCTAGAAGTCTAAGCCAAAATGCCTTGTTTCATGTTTGGTGTGGGCAAATGTCGGAACACTTTATTAAGAAGATTCCTACCGCAACCAAAGAAAACCTAAAGATGATGATGAAGCAAAGGTTTTTAGGTACTTACGATATAAAGATCGGAAAGACATCTATTGAAGGGCAGGTGAAGTCTAGCGGTAGCTTAAAAAAAGGCGAAATGGTTAATTTTATGGATCAAGTGTATCATTGGGCTGTAGATAACGGGGTGCTGCTAACCGTTCCAGAGGATAGTGAGTACCAAAGGTTAAAGTCTAAACAGGAAAAATAGTATGGATAAGGTCGACCCACGGATATTGAAGGAATTTGCAACAACAGATAGACACCATGAAGTATTGGATGCGGTTGTACAATATGGAAGCCATCAGAAAGCAGCAAAAAATATAGGCTGTGCTAGGCAAACCATAGACAAGATGATCCAGTCGCTAGAAAGGAAAGCAGCATCACAAGGTGTATCACCTCATAGAGATTTAACGCGACAGACCGCAGCAGGGTTTGAAGCCAAGCGGATAAGCACCGCTTACAAAGAGGATGGTTCTGTGGCCCTACAATGGGTTATTCAAGAGCCTGAAAAGAAAAGCCTTAAAGAGCGCCTAGACTTATTAATAGACGGCGTTAAAGACGATTTAAAGGGCTTTAAGAAGCCAGTTAAAGAGCCTGCAAAAGTAAACGCTGATTATCTAGCTATGTATATGATCGGCGATCACCACTTTGGGATGCTTGCAGATTCAGAAACGAAAGTTGATGACGATGACTGGGACGTTAAGATAGCAACCAAGGTTTTGATTGATGCGACTGACCGGCTTACAAACAGGGTAGGCAACGCAGAGGTTGGGGTTTTGCTCAATGTGGGTGATTTTTTTCACGCAGATAGTAGTTTTAACACCACAACCAAGGGTACGCCGGTTGATGTAGACACCCGCATTGGCAAGACGTTTAAACTGGCTGGAAGGTTGTTTCAGGTTCTAATTAACAAGATGCTAGAAACCCATAAAGAAGTTGTTGTAATTAATGTGCGCGGCAACCATGATTCTGATATGGCTTGCCATCTTTCTAGCTGTTTGGAATTACTCTACGCTGAAGAGCCAAGGGTAAGCGTCCTGCCTAATTATTCTAAGTTTATACATTTCCAGTGGCACAACAATTTATTCGTATTTCATCATGGGGATCGGATGAAGCACGAGCAGATTCTACAAACTGTTATTAAGAATCTAGACAATGAGTGGTCGCAATCTAAAAACCGTTATTGCCATCTAGGACATATTCACCACCATACATCCCGTGAAGTTGGCTCGATGCACTTTGAACACTGGGGCAGTCTCACCGCTACGGATCAATGGCATTCAGACTCAGGATACGGGGCTGAACGATCAATGACTAGCGTTGTTTACCATAAAGAATATGGTGAAGACTCGCGGGTTAAAATTACTTTCGGAGGAATTAATGAGTAATGTTATTAACTTTCCACCTGCTGGCATATCGCTTACTAAGCAGCATTGTGAATGCGGCTATCCTTTGTATTATTTTCTTGGCGCTGATGACCACGCTTACGGCATATGCGAGCGTTGCAATCTTAACAGCCCTGATGAGATCACTATACCCTTCGAGGAGACACAGCATTGACAGCACTAAATAACCAAGTGGGCGGCGACCACTACAGCAGCAAGAAGCATCAGCCTATAGAATATATCATGGCTAATGAGTTAGGATTCTGTGAAGGGTCTATCGTTAAGTACATTACACGCTGGCGAGAGAAAGGCGGGGTAGAAGACTTGCGGAAGATAAAACATTACTGTGACTTTTTAATTGAGGATGCGCTAAGTGGCGAAGAGGAAGAAATCTACAATAGCCCAAGAGGTTGATAAGGCCGCCAAGCTACTACAGCGGCTTGTAAGGCTAAAGGCATCAGATGACAACGGATACTGCCAGTGCGTCACCTGCGGGAAGGTAGACCACTATAAGAACATGCAGGGCGGTCACTTCTATGGTCGCAGGAATCTAGTCTTTAAGCTGTTTGAAGAGAACATTCACCCCCAATGCCCCGCCTGCAACCTGTATGGCATGAAGACTACCAAGATACAGGAAGCCTACCGCATCTATATGGAAGACACCTACGGCGCTAGACGCATCAGGGCCATGCAAAGATTAGCATGGAGGGCATCGCCTAAGTTCAACAGGGAAGAAGTTATACAATTCTCGCGCAACCTTAAAGAACAGATAAAAGACGAGGAATGGCGCATAGGTGAGATGTAAACATAACGCCCTGATATGTCGTATTTTTGCGTATATCTGTACATGTTTTCGCCATATAGGTGAAAAAGTTATAAGAAAGGTCTGTTTATTCCATAATATTATAAGCAAAAGGGTTTACTTTATGGGGGAAAGGGCGCATAGTTACACCTCAATCAATTAAACAAGGTATTAAACAAATGAAATTTACAGATCTTGAACAGCAAATTATTGATACTCTAAAAGATATATTGCAAGAAACAGATTGCGTTTATAGCAATGATCTGGTGAGCGATAACCCTACAGCCCTTAGAGGCGCTTTATCTTCATTAGTTGCCAAAGGTGTTTTAGAAGTTGATACGTGCTTTCCTAGCAAAATTAATGGTGTCAATTATTACCCTGTTACTTGGGATGAAGATTTAATAGCTTAATAAACTAACCGCCCCCTACGGGGGGCAATCAAAAAACCAAGGGGAATAATATGAAAATTAAAGTCGAATGTACGCTTGAGGTTGACCCAAAAGTAATAAAGCAATTAATGCAGAAAGGTGGTCTGGCTGATGGTGAGGAAACCATGCAGTATTTTGTTAGGTCTAGTGTATTATCTGCTGGCATAGGGGCTTTAGGTGAGGCACTTTACCATGCGCATCTTCCAGATGCTGTTGATGTTATTAAAACCAACATATAAGGGGAACAAAATGATTAACCATCCGTACAAAATTGACCAAGTTAAAAACGAGATCGCTCGTAAGAAGCGCGCTGAGAGCCGCCAGTTTGCAGCTTTAGGCGCTCTCTTATTTGTTATGTATGTCACCGTATCAACTATGGGTTATAACGACTGTATCAATCTGGGGGTGTGCTAATGAGTAGCTCAGAGATTGGCTTTAAAATCTGGCTTGAAGACAACCTGCCAAGAATTGCGAAAGATTACCGCCATTTTCACGGCAATGTTATTGTAATGTCAGACGAGCATAAAGATGAACTTTGCTACAACTTCTTACTAAACTTTACGTCTTGGTGGGATGATGTATTACCGCCATGCTTGAGTAGACCTAAGCAGTTTTTGTATTATCTTTATGATGAAGCAGTAGACGATGAAATCTCTTGTATAATGCGCGGGGATATTTACTTGTATCTAGAGCTTCATTTAAATGATCTTGTCAATGAAGTCTATTACGAGGTTTTTAACATCAAGCCAGAGCCGTTCGCTGGCTATGAGAGGGGGCAGTAATGGAAATAATACTAGCTGTTATCT